CCTGGTTCTATGCTTACGACTCTACGTGGTAAACATAGTCCGACCACCAATCAAGGTGGCACGGAATTCCTGTGTGTGGGACAACCCACCTAACCGGAGCAACTCTATAACGATGTGTTGCGTCGGCTACCCTAGAACGTACGAGCGCTACACGCTGATTCACTGCCTTTGGCCACAATTTATCGTGGTTGTAGGCACAAGCATCAGAAAATCGATACTTGTAAAATGAATCACGTGACGATTCGGATTCCCTTCCTCGAGCGGCATCAAGATGCCACAAGAATAAGGTACGCGAATCGGCAACTACGCGAACCCGATCCTTAACTTCATAACCAAAGAAGTAAGGAACCCAAGGACTGACATCATTATCAGTCGAATTGGTAAGGTTCATGCGTACGAGCTTCTCTCGATGCGCAGTATAGGGATCAACCCATACCCCAGCAATGGTCGAATAGTTGAAAGGGACAAGGGGAAGGCTATAAGCCTCCACTAAATCCCGAAGAAATTCAGCTAACAAACCTTGTGGTAAAGCGCGAGATGCCAACCCGTTTACCAGGTGGCAGTATTCTATTTGCATAGTATTCTGACTCCTGATGTAAAAAGGTGTGACATCCTTCCCGTCAAACCAGTCACGGCCGCACGACTCACGGAACAATCCGTCAGTGAACGACTTTTCTTGATTAACGGAGAAGCCGAAGAAGTGTAAGGTCTGGCAAACACGGTTTACATGTTCAACCGGTACGATAAGATCATCACCGTACACGAGAACACGTCCATCGCATCCAACCACAGCCCTACAGAGCGCATAAAAGATCAACGTTTCAAGGCAAAATGTAGCGCCATTTCCCATAGAGGAAATCTTGCTATATATATGCGATTCGTTTCCGAGGAACTCCTTCCAGGAGCCCATAGGGGAACGAATATCCTCGAGATACTTCCACCATTCCTTTGGCAGAAGATACCGAGAGGCATTGAGGCTAACAGAATCGCTAGCTGCAGAGAGGTCCAGTGTGGCATACCAGCCATTTCTAGAACTCTCTTTAGCGAGTCTTTGATTAGCTCGTTGATCAGACAGATCGACTCCATGTTCTCGGAGTCGTTCCTTGGCATAACTATCAAACGCTAACTGAAGTACTAGATTTCCTTCAGGTTCGCACGCAATAGTTCTGTCTGTCTTGTAGTTCTTGGGGACAGTAGTCACTCTGTTCGAAGGACCAACCCTTGGTCGAAAAGCTCCTGAATGGCCATAGAACAAGGCCAGAGCTTTAAGATAAGGTTGAGCTCTTCGCGTGCAATGCGGTTTTAGCGATACCTTACGGTACGCTTGAGAATACCGCCTTGCCTTCGCAGAAGTGGCTCCGTTTGTAAACTTTACCAAATCAGGTAAAGAACCAAGAAAGGTTTGGAAATCGCCTAAAACATCGTGACAGATGTCACAGGCTTTCTCTACAACCTCTGCAAAACCGTCGTAGACTACGTCATGTAGCCACGGCAGTTCTGCAAACTTGGCGAGTCTCGCGTTAGTCTCGCTGCACTTGACTTCTGACTCCATAAAGGATTCAAAAGCAGCACGGCGTAGACTTGTACTTTCGCTGAAAGCGGCGTTCTTCTTAAAGAATGCAGCCACTTGGCGAAAGAACAAACAACGCTCCTGGGATGAATATACGCCAGGAAAGTACTCACAAACGGTGGATAACCTTTTAACGTTTCTCGATCGAATCCAACCAAGGATTTTGTCAGATTCGTATACGTTAAGAGGAGGGTTTGTGCTTGAACTATTGTCTTGCACATATAGCCGACATATATCGTAGGCTAACTTCTTTGAGTCTATCATTTAGATCTCCTTTGGCGATTATAGCCATAAGTATGAGAAGGAAAATGCACCTCTTACGACCCGCCCCAGAGGGTGCGAGCCGTATAAATGCCCTTAGCTTAAGTTTAACCTGCTTCAATGAGCAGACGGTCAGAGTTGTTAAACACTGCCGTAAACTCGTCTCCCGCAACAATATCGCGGAAGGCGGCTAAAGCATTTGCGAGGTCAGTGCTATCGGAATTTTGATCACGTCTTATCTTTGCAGATAATAGGATCTTAGTCGCGATAACATTGCCGTCAGCATCTTCTGTGGTAAAGACGACAGATACTTCGTCTTCTTGTACCGTGGAAGAGCCGACGGGCGGCCTACGACGCTGTAACACGAGTTGCGGCTTAGCCATAGTATGGCCATCAAGCCGGTAGGTTACCGAATCTCCATTAGTGGAAAAGACGGTAAGGTTGTTTGACATTGCTGCCATAACACTTTCTCCTAGTTAGTTTCACAGACCTACTTACCCAATGCTTGGGTAAGCAGAGCGGCGAGATCTATCACCTTTGCAGGTGACAGATTAACACCAATCTGTGGTTTGAACGATAACGAAGCTGGGGTTCGGCGTACATGCTCATATCGAGAGGCCCAGGTGCAAGATGCATCTACTGACCAACCCGATTTTGCAGTACAGTTAGCGGTCGTATTGACGATAATTTCTAATTTCTCGCCAGTTGAACCAACATAACCTTCTGCCGAAAAAGCAAGGTGTAGCGCACGCAACCAATCACCAACATTCAGAAACCAATCTACAACGAAGGAGAGTCGGGTGACTTCCCACGTTGTAATAAAGGGGTCTGCTTGGAAGTAATTGAGAGCAATATCCGCAACCATCGATGCCCTGTACGAAATATGTGCCTGTACATGCGAAGTATAATCCGCATGCATTGAAGCAATATCGCCCAGGAAACCAGTGACTACGAAGTCCGTGTTGGATTTGACTCCAACTCGCTCAGAGTAACGCTGAACACCTTTATTAAGGTTCGTAATAGCACCGTACAAGTCTTCTATATCGAAGAGCATCGTACGCCATGCATATCGCGCCTCCAGCCAAGCGTTGCCAAACTGTCTCCAGTACAGCAACGCCGACCCATGCCAAGACCTGAAGTTTACAATCCTTCGGTCCGACTTGAGTCGTTTATAGGCTTTTACCAACCTACGCCCGGTAATATTAAACAGGGTTACGGTATGGTGGAGTTCCTTAACAAAGGTCAATGCATCGAAGGTGTGTTTCGAATAGATCTTCGCCGCAGCACTATCCAATAGTGCATACGGCGCGGACCCGAGGCGATTAACAGCCTCTGAAATTACACCGTCGGTAACGCGCAAAGGGAAGCCAAACATCGAATCTCCATATGCCTCATCCTGCCAGTCCACACCATCAGGTCTTGCTATATAAGCAGTACCTTCAGTGGTGCCGGAATTACGCATCTGCCAAAAGTTAGTGTGGGGAACAAGCTTACCCTGGTCTTGTAATTTTCTAAAACCAGGGACAGTTTCTCCCTTATATTCACTATACTCTTCAGCAGTTACCGTACTACCAGTGTAGAGCCCGGTTATAGAACCGGAATCATATCGCTTGAAGTAGGTATACGTACCGTAGGATTCATCATAGGAACTATCCGACTTTGACGTCACGACTTACCTCCCAACATCTTCAGCATCCGCGGATGCCGATCGCTGGAGCCATAATGGATGGACTCACGTCCACTGGACACCCGTAATGGGTG